GCTTCCAGTTCATCGGGTACGACCAGAGCGCCAACACGGTTGTTGAAATCAGCAACGGATCGCCATGGAATGTTTGGCAGGGCACGCTCTCGGGCGGCGGCGGCCCGACGATCAATATTCCGCTCACCGTGCAGGAAGCGCTCTACCCTGGCGACAATACCGGCCACACGTACAGCGCGGCGGGCGGCATCTCGCGCACGAACGATGCTTGGTGTAACGGCGTGCCGATCGCGGATTCGACCGGGCTCACGTCGCTGTCTAGCCTAGGGCTCACCGGTGCATCGGCAGGCCAATTCCGCACGCTCGAAACATGGCCCAGCGGCAATATCCGCGACATCGAAGTTTGTGGCGTGCTGGCGTCATACACAGCGGGGACCCCGCAGACGGTGACGCTGGTGAACTCTGCTTCGGGAAACTTCGGCACGCCATCAACGATGACCTCGGGCACGTCCACGATTACGATCAATACGACAGGCGGGACGTGCGGAAGCGGCAGCGCGATTTGCTTCACGATGAAAAGCGGAGCGAGCTTCGACGGGATCGATACGGCCACGATCGGCTCAACCACGCTGGTAGCAACCGGGACATCGACGGGCTTCCAAGTCACCGCCCCGGCATACCCGAACACGGACTGCGGAACTGTGAACGTCTGCACTACGGCCTACACGAGCAAAAACTCATCGAACACGCTCACGGTTGAAAAGGATGGTCCGGTTGAGGCGGTGATCCGCGCGGACGGGTCGCTCGAGGATGGCAGTGGAAACGTCTATGCGACGTACACCGCGCGCTTCTACTTCCGCAATTCATCCTCGAAGGTCAAGGTTGTCAGCCAGCTCAAGAATGCGGCCTACGGAACCAGCAATACCTTCGCGACGGCCTGGAAAGGAATGCAGGCGTGGGAATTCCGCATGGGCTCGAATCTCGGTTCCAGCCTTTCGTGGAACATCGGCAATCACACCGGAGTAACGACGCCGACCACGGGCACGATGACCGGCACGGATACGGTGTTCATTTACCAGGGCCAGAATACGACCTTCGGCGATTCCACATGGTCCACATGCACCTCGCCGTGTAACGCCTTCACTACGGACGGGGGCTACACGATCAAAAAGAATGGCTCCGCATCGCAGACCGGAACCAATGCTCAGGCGCCTGTCGGCTATGCCTACCTCGCGAACGGCTCGGGCAACTACATCGAAACCGGCACATTCTTTTTCGCCGGGCTCGGGCCTAAGTCGCTCGAATTCCAATCTGGCGGCACGGGCACGGACGCGATCCGCATCGGGCTCATGTCGGCGCAGAACACGTTCTCGACGCATCTTGCTTGGCCTCAGTGGAAAACCGATGAGTTTTATGTGGACTTCGGAACTAGCGCGCCGGGCAGCAACACCGCAATCGCTGACGTGATGCTCTCGCAACAGCACGCGCTCATCGCGAATCCATCGGTGTCGCAGTGGAACGCCTCGGGCGTGCTCACCTACCCACTCGACACGGCGGCGGACGAAGATGCCTACTACTATTCGACCGTCACCGCGGCAAATCCGACCGTCACCACCACGAGCGGCTGCGCAGGCGGATCTTCCTACCTTACTCTCGGCTGCATTTACGACGTCGGAACTCAGACGGTGCCGCAATGGCCGCTCCTGGTTTACCCGGTCGGTTACACGTGGGAGCAAGGCGGCGGACGCGACCAGATCGAGTGGCGCGAGTCGGATCTTTATAACTGGATCACGCGCGGGCACACAGGCCGGTATCTCCAGGTCAAGCAGTTCGAGATGATGCAGCAGGACCAATGGAATTCGCACACCGATGGAACCTACACATGGCGCTCGAAAGCCAGTTCGCAGCTCGACACCACCGGCAGGCCGAACGCGACATCGAGCGGGCCAACGGGGACGTGTAACACCAACGGAACGACTACGGTCACGCTTGCGACCGGAGCTTACTTCGAGCCCTGGTATCACAGCACCTCGGGCGGCGAGACGATCACCATCGGCGGGACGGGTTACTCCGTGGCTTCGGTCCAGTCACCGACATCCCTCACCACAACGGCGACGGTCCCGAGCGCAACGGGTGCGACATGCACATATTCTTCGCTCGGCGTGGCATCGCTGCGCACATGGTCTTTCGCGGGCGGTGCGGGGATCGACAATGCCCACTCGCATGTGACGGGCGCATTCCGCTGGTACGAGATTTCCGGCGATGAGGCGCAGCGCAGCGCCATCCGCGACACTTTCGACGATTATCTCCTGAACCTGAACACCAACCAAGCCTCCGTGACTTCGCAGATCGGAGTGACCGGCACCGGCGGCACAAGTACCACCACGCTGACGATTGCGACCGGCGGCCCGCTGCCCGCTTACGTCACAGTGGGATACCCGATCCTGATCGGCTCGACCGTTTCAAACTATGCGGCGTACACCATTACGAACATTTCAGGCTCGACGATTACTCTGGCTACGTCGGCGCCAACGATATCTTCGCCGAACGCGAAATGGATTATCCTGGGAAGCACTCTGAGCCAGCGCGCCGCAGGTTTGTCGATGACCAACGGCGCGAAGTATTCAGACTTCCTGACGGCGCTCAGCGATACCACCGACGCGGCGACGGCGCTCCAGTTGGCCGAGAACGTCTATTACATGGGGGTCAAGCCAGCGCTGTGCCAGTCGGGATATCCATCAGGCTGCGCTTTCGGCAGCGTCCACAATGGCCCGTGGCAATCGCAGGGCACGAGCCTGACGCGCGGGCTGATGTACCAGTCTTACAACACCGGCATCACGGACACGCCTTGCGATGCGTCTTCGGTGGATAATCGCGCGTCCTCGCCTTTCCAGATGGACATCGAAGAAGAGGGCTTGTGGGAACTGCGGCGTGTGGCCGGTTCATCCTGGACTGACTACACAACTTCATTTGATCTGTTAATTGGCGGGGTGCTTTGGTCACTTTCGGAGGGCTCTAACTTTGACGGCAGGTCGATTTGGACGAATAACGGATATCGCTACTACGTGGCCACGGATATCGGGAACTGTGCGGGCGATGCGACGTACTACCCGGTGCGGGCAAACCAGTCGCTCTGGAACCATCACCTCTATTGGAACTATTATTACGGGGCGAATCCCACCGCGCAGCAGAACTTCCAGGCGCAGGCAATTCAGCGGTTCATGTCTTCTAACCCGGTCGGTGTGGGGCTCACCGCGCAGGGCATCGACGTGGGAGCCTACCAGCTCAATTCGCTGATCTATCAGCTTCACAACGGCTCCAGCGCCACGCTTCAGACCGTGCCGATCACGAGCTTCACGAACAACGGCGGCGGATCGTACACGATCGGCTGGACCACACCCAGCGGGACCTCGAACCTCAGAGCAAAGTGGAACACGCTCGCGGTTGTGGACTGGCTCGGCTTCGATCCGGTGAACAACGTGTTCAATACCGCGGCGTGCGCGGCGAGTCCGCAACTCGGCCTCCTGAATTGCGCATCGCCGACCACGAGCGCACCTTGGTTCGCGTCCACCGAGGTTAGCGGGATGCCGAGCCCGGTAACTGGCGCCCAAACGAAGACCATCACGGGCTTGGCATCCACCACCTTGACCAGCGCGAACTTCATGGTGAAGGCCATGACCACATCCAGCCCGCCTTCTGGCTGTACCCCCGTGATCACGAGCCCCACGGCGGGTGCCACGGTGTCGGGCACATCACAGAGCCTCACGGCGACGTTTACGGGCTGCTCAGGCGTTTACCAGGTTTTCTGGTACGTTCAGGCATCCAATGGAGCGGCAGTCACGCAGGACGATCAGCACCTCGCGGGGAAGTGGGTTTACGGCAATCCGGCGACGCTCGGCACGGTAAATTGGAATCCCTTCGTCACGAGCTTCGGTGGACCGTATACCACCTTACAGGTGGTAGCTACCGATGCGACCGGCTTGGTGCTCGGAACGTCGACGGCGGTCACATTCTCGACCGTCACGATCGAACCGCTGGCGACGTTCGCCTGGACCATCGCGGGGCCGTCGACCTGGACCGGGACGGTGACGGTCACGCCGACGTACACCGGAACGAATTCGACTCATGGGCGCATGGCGTGCTTCGTGGACGGGCAGGTAGTGATCGGTGGATCGGGCGCGATCAGCGGTGCGGGGACAATCGACACCACGAAATTCAACAATGGATCGCACATCGTCCGGTGCAACGGGCAGGACAACAGCCTGTCGCTGCCCGGGCTGGGGCTGTATCCTATGGAGTGGGAGCAGCAGGTGACCTTTGCGAATTAAGCTCATCCTTGCCTTTTTCTTCGCAGTCGCTCTCCACGCCGCGACACCGATGGAGTTGCGCCTTCAGCCTGGATACGAGGTATTTCTATGCACAACGAATCTGAGCAACTGCCCGAACTCGATAAGTATCTCTGGCTTGGACGTGAATACCGACGAGACGAGCGCGGCGGCAACCTTCCCAAGTCAGCCGACGATTGGTGGCGCACCTTTCCCTACAGCCCCGATAACTCTCTCTTCGTGCTCCAATTGCAGTACGGTGACGCTCACCGCTTCCTCCACTGCCGTCGGTTCAGTGCCGATCACATTTACGGATAGCCTCGGCTTCGCCCGCGTCCTGTGGGCGCACGTCAACACCTCGAACATCATGCCGCACTGGGGCACCGACCTCGCCACGTACACGACGTACACGGCGGGCAAATCGTTCCTGCCGGTGAGCCTGTTCTCGACAGGCGGTGCGTACCTGCAAGACACGCAATACCCCGCGTTTTCTTCGATGCCGAAGGACATGTTCAACTCTGGCGTGCTGGTGGCCGAGACGGGCCTCTCGACGCCCGAGAACCTTGGCGGGACGTACTCGCAGGCGCACTATGCCTCGGCGCTGGCTACGCAGATAGCCGCAAACACGGCGCTGCTCAACGGGTACGCGATGTATTACAACTATGCCGGGGACAATTGGATCAAGGCCACCGGCACCGATTCTGCACCTGGGCTATTCCAGTCTACTCAAAAGCCCGCTGCGGCCTGGAGTCCCACAGCCATGGCGACCGCTGTTCAGGCGCTGCAAACAGCGGCGAACGTGCTCACGGTGCAAATGTGCGACGAATGCGACACGAGTTGGGAGAACGTGCCAGGCGGCACGGTCAATTGGGCGAACGGGCTCACGTCGGTGAGTTGGAACGGAACAACGGTCACGATGACGTGCACCAATTACGTCCAGACGGCGGGACTAGCGATTCCCACCGGCTGCCCTTACAATGCGGCTAAACGGGGCATCATTACCGGAAGCGGAGTCAGCGGACTCGACTACGCCAACGACAACGTAAGATATTCCTTGACGGTCACTACCACCGGAGGAAATGGCGGCTGGACTACGATCACGTTTCCACAGCCCGCAGGGTTGGTCGGCTCAGGATCACTCACCAATGGCGGGAATCCGGGGACTACATTCAACTGGGCGGTGGCGCAGACATTCGATTCCTCCTACGCTTCCTGCACGACTTCGCCGAACTGCACGCTCTATATCACCAATGGAGCAATTCGGCAGCTTTCGACGCAGTATTTTGCGAGCTCCGGCGGCGTGACGGCAAGCCCGCTGCTAGCTTACGAAGTCTCGGGATTGAATGGATCGTATGGTGCAAGTCAAAACTGGATGGGGGATCAAACGATAAGCGGATCGCCCACGATCTACGACATTGGCAATCCTTCTTCGCCAATAGGCTTCATGCCGAATGGCGGGACGCTTTGGAATTTCAGCTATGCCGTGGGTGCGCTTCCCGCTGTCTTCCGAGACAGATATGCTCTGCTTGGGGCGAATCGACTCCAGCCCATCTCAGGGAAAGTCTCGGGCGTCACGCAGAATTATGGCTTCGAAGGAAGCGCTCTCACGGTATCGACCTGCAACGGGAACACTTTGACATTCACCGGCAACCACGGACTCTCGAACATTCAGCCGTGGACGACGCGGATCTCTGTATCGGGGAACTCAACGAGCGCTTGCAATACTAATTTCTACGTGATTGGCATCCCGAACGCGACATCGCTCACTGTGGCGCTGGCACAACCCACTTCCCTCGGATGCTATGCGGCATCGACCAGCCCGTCATGCAGCGGCAACACCACGGCAGTAACGGCCACGCTCGACACAGGCGGAACGTTCCAGATCCTCTATATGTTCGCGGGCGCGAGCACCTACGGAAGCCGGGTGATCGGTCAGAACGACGGGGCGAGCAACTGCACGTATACGTTTAACCGCAGCCATTCCTTCACTGTGGCGACAGGCGTTTCTAATCTCGACAACAATACTTGGTTCATGATTCCGGCTCCGTATGGTGCATCGTGCGTCGGAAGCCAGCCTCAGAATCGCGGCATCATCGCGCAGGTTCCGAACTTCTCCTCTGGCTCGGGCGGCACGGCTCTGCTGACGCCAGATAACGGCTACCATGCCGGAGTCAATTACGTGGCGTTCTCTTCGTTCGCCTCGCCGCGCTGGATGCACGCAAGCGCGGATCTCCAGGTGATCCTCGGAGCGCGGCAGCTCCGCTGGTACTTCGGGGGCTTAAACATTAACTATCCACCGGCCGGCGCAGCCAACTACAACACGGTATTCAACGACACAAACGCATCGTTTCAGGCTGCCGTGCATCCACGCTTCAACGAATTCGGGCGCGGGCAGAAGGACTGGGACGGCGGCGTGGAGGCGTTTAAGTTGTGGCAAGCGCTCTCGCCCTGCATCGACCAGCCTCGGGGCAGCGCACCGGACCTCGGACAAGGCGCAGGCTTCGAGACGGCGCTGTTTCTCTCGGCTACATGCAACGCCATCATCGGAACCGTGTTGAACGACGGGCCTGGCGTGACGCGCACGGTGGACTTGTCCGGGATCGTGGTGAGCGGCCAGCCGACGATCCAATATTGCTCGGGCCAGAACGGCATCACGATCCGCTCAATCGCCTCTGGCGTGACCTCGGACACTTTCACGTTCACGCCAGATAACTGCACAGGCTTCGCTTACGTTGGCGCGACTAACTGGTGGACGCCTCCCGTGCGCGGGGTGAATTTCGCGGCGTGCCCCTCGGGATCGACTGGAATTTCCGTGCAATGGTCCTACTCACCGATCGGCTTCGTGCCTGCGGTTTACAACGGCATCACTCCGCTGACGGTGAACGCGGGCGCTGCTTCGAGCGTCACCATTCCAGCAGATCGGCGCATCGGCACAATCTACTACCGAGAGATTTGCTACTCGGGAACGGGGCCGACAGCCACAGGCGACGTGCAATCGTTCTAAGATGGATCTATGCCGAACTACGGAGTAAAGCAATCGGGCGGAGTCCTCACCGAGATTCAGCCGGGCGATCAGTTTGTTCTGTTCAATGCCGAGAGCCCGACGCCTCCACAGGCATCGGTAGCATTCAACACTGGCTACCAACCCGGCGGACAATCGCCGCAAATCGCGTTCACCATCGACTTCGCCACGGCTCCATCAGCATCCGAGGTTCATATCCAGGGGGCGAACATCAACGCCGATGCGGATTTCCAGGATCTCTACGTCAGCACGAATGTCCAGCATGATTTATACCTCGATAACGGCAAGCTGGCCTTCTATCGCGCGAAGCTGGTTGGCAACACCGGCGGCGGCGCGCTCACTGTCATCGCGCAGCGGTGAAACACTTCGAGTGCGATCTTCAGCCGAAGCAAGAACGCCTCTATCTTCTCCTCAAAACCGACTATCCTGATTCTCCGACGTGGCTCGGCTATGGCGGCTCGCGAGGCGGCGCGAAAAGCGGTGCGATCCGCCGTTGCGCGCTGGCGCTTGCATCCGAACAGCCCAAAATAACCGTCTGGATCTTCCGGCGTGTCTACGAAGACCTGCGAAAAGACCACATCGAGAAGTTCTGGGAAGACTTTCCAGAGCTTCAGCAGTATTACAAGGCTGCGAACCATGAAATCACGCTTCCAAACCTGTCCAAGATCGGCTTTGTCTATGCTGAAACGAAAGATGAGGTCATTCGCAAGTTCCGCGGCCCTGAAGCGAAGTACATTTTCGTGGATCAGGCCGAACAGCTGTCAGAGGAAGAGCTAAACCGCCTGCATTCGGCGAATCGCGCGCCGGGAACGAGGCCGGGCCAATGCAAAATCGTGCTGTGCTTCAATCCCGGAGGAATCGGCACGGAATTTCTGCGGCGCGTGTTCTTTTTGAAGCAATACAAGCCCAACGAAGAACGCCCGAGCGATTACGAATTCATCCAAGCCTATGGATGGGACAACTACGAATGGTTTCGGGGGCTCGGGATCGACTACGTTGATTTTTACAAGCTCTCGCCCGAGCAGCGCTTCGATATGTTCATCAAGGACACCGATTACGGGCGGAATCTGAATTCCCTGCCTGCGGCGCTCCGTGTCGGTGAGCTTTTGGGTTCATTCGAGCACTTCGCGGGGCAATATTTTGCTGGCGTCTGGGATGAGCAGAAGTGCGTGCTCTCTTCATCGCTCACCCGCCAGATGATTCAGCCCTGGTGGAGTTGCTGGATGTCGCAGGATTGGGCGTTCGCCGAACACGCGGTGCATTTGTGGTTCTGCGCTGGAAAGCTCAGCCCTTCGGATGCGATGAAGTTTTTACAGATCACAACCGAATGGCCGATCGATGTGGTGATCGTTTACCGGTGCCTGGTTGTGCAGGAAATGGCTGAGGCGGATCTTGCTATGAAGATTGTCGATATGACGCCGGACGATGAGCAGCCGGAACGCTTCTGGCTTTCGCCGGATGCCTGGGCGAAGCGCGGTGCCGCGAATACCGTGGCTCAGCAATTCGAGCCGATCCTACTGAGGCATGGGCTCCCGCAACCCGAGCAGGCCGACGATGACCGGATCGGCGGCTGGCGTCACCTTTATAACGGCTTCCGGCAATCAAGCTCGTTGCGCGGCTCCGTGGCGGACGAAGAGCGGGCACGGCAAGGGCCGTTGCTTTTTATTTCGGCGGAATGCCCCGAGGTCATTTCTCACATCCCCTTGGCGGTGAGAGACGAAGACAATCTCGAAGACGTGGCGCGCGTCTCTGGTGTGCTTTGGGAGGATATCACGGACGCGCTGAGGTACGGTTACAAGAGCCATCTGGAATCCAGGGGACTCGCGCCGCGCGCGATTCGGCGGCAAATGGTGTATGATTCTCTACAAGACATGACAGCCAAGGCGCTCGCGGTGAGAAAGTTCGACGCCGATGAGCGCTCGAAATCGCTGGTGTCTCGGGGGCAACGATGGCGCTAGAGTGGCTATTCGGAAATCGTGACGAAGAACTTGCCAGTAGGATCGTGCAGCAATTTGCCGCCGACATTGCGGCGGCACAGGAGCCGCTGAAGCTGGGTATCGCGAACGCTCTCGCGCGCATCGACGAACTCGAAAAGCAAGTTAACGTGTTACGTTTCGCTGCCGAGCGTGCGCCGAAACAGCCCGAGACGATACAAACGCGCTCATGGCGTGAATTTCAGAAACTCACCGATCAAGGAGAATTGCTAGATGCCGACCGATAAGAAGGGAAAGTTTCATCTGGGAACTCAGCGGGCGCACGCCGCAGACCGCGAGGCGGCGCCGAAGGCCGCTAAAGAACCGCCAACGGAAGGCGCTCCCGAGCACAACATGAACGACGGCGAAGGCGCGCACACGTCGCTCCATGAGCACGGCGATGGCACGTACCACACCGAGGGCCATGACGGAGAGCGCGTCGAGCATCCCCACATCGGACATGCGCTGATGCATATGGCGGCGAAGCACGGCGGCGGCGGAACGCATATGCACGCACACCATGACGGAGTGAGCCATGTTACTCATCACGTCCGCGATGGCGGCGAAGTAGAAGGACCACATGAACATCCCGACGCCGAGGCCATGAAGGAGCACATGGGCAGCGTGTTCGAGGACGGCGGCGACGGACATCACGAAATGGCTATGGATCGGGGAGGCAAGGGAACGTGCGCATCGGGAAGTTGGTAGAATAATCCCCAAGGGCAACTAGCCCCAGGAGACTTATGGCAAATAGAACACGTTTTGCAGGCAGATTCGCCGCAGTGGATTATGCTTACGGCTGTCCCGGTTCGGGCCTTCCGCCTGGATTGGTAGTAGACAGTCCTTCGGTCGCGTCCGGCGCGCAAACGCTGACGCTGGCTTACGGCTTCACAATCATGAGTGACGGAACGTTACTGTTCCCGCTCAACACCAACGCGCCGATTAACATCGGCAGCGACAGCAATGCGGAGCAGGTTACACCGACCGCCGTTGGGACTGCTACGACAGCGCGCTATGAGGCAACCACCCTCACCGCGACGTTTGCGAACAGCCACGGCACCGGTGATCCGATTTCCTCGGCCACTTACGGGCTCCAGGAAGCCATCAACGACGCCAACGCGCGCGGTGGTGGTGTTGTGGTGGTAGATGCGGCTTGGTACGCACTTGGCGGGACTGCGACAATTCTCGCCGCAGCGACGCTGCCGTCCAACGGTTCGGTTCAGATCGAAGACACGAGCAACGCCAGCGGTGTTGGAGTAGTTCGGACGATCCTCATTCCGAACGCCAGCGTGTTGACCCTGTTCTCAGTGGGTACACAGTTGCTCCCGGCCCCCGGCGCGGGAAATATGTACGACATCATGGACATGGTTGTCGAAAATGTGTTCAAAACCGGCGCATTTGCGTCGGGTGGAGCGATTCAGGCATCTTACGGTACCGGAGTTACCACCCCGGCCACCGCGACGATCGCTGCGACGTTCCTCACTTCGCCTACCGCCAATCAGATCATCAAGGTCGCTGGCGCGCTGGCTTCTTCGCTGTCTTCCGCCGTGTTGAACAAGGCGATTACCCTGGCTGCGGCCACCGCCGATTTCACCACCGGCGCGGGCAGCCTCATCGTGAAGCTGAACTATCGCCTGTTGACCGGATTCTAAAATGCCCTACACCCCGAGGCAGACGCGCTATCTTCTGTCCTCGGGGTCCCCGCTGTCTCCAGCGCAGAAGGACAGAATGAAAGCTGAATTGCACGCCGACCCATCGCTGGCGCATAAAAAGAAGGGCGGAGCGCTCACAGAAGCAATGCGGAAACGGAGGAAGAATGGCTAAATGGATTCAGAAGGCCGTGAAGCATCCCGGAGCACTCACCGCCGCCGCTAAACGTCATGGCGTCTCGAAGCTCCAGGAAGCCGAAAAGGAATCGCATTCTTCAAACCCGCACGTCCGCGCCAGGGGTCTACTCGGGAAGCGTTTCATCAAACACAAGATATGACGCCCGAGGACAAGATCGATTTCATCGAAAAGCAGATTGCCAACTGCGAAGCGGGCAAGTCGGACGTGATTATCTGTCCGTACTGCGGCGGACGGAATTACCGGCCAGCATCGCATGTGGTGAGCATCGATGGACTCATCGAGAAGCCCGAGCCGTTGTGCTGCCTCACATTCGGGAAGGCCGTGCGCGCGATTTTACAGCGCCAGGCTACACAGGAACTCGCCGACAACGCCGCGCGCATCGCTGAGAAGGTGGCCCAGAATTGACCCCGACGATCGATCCGCCCGAGGTCGATCAGCCGACCGAAGAGCAAGAAGCTCCGCAGTCTGACTACGGCGAAAATAACCGCGAACTTCCCAAGCAGCTGATCGAAGCCATCAAGGCCGCGGTCAAGGAATTTCAGGAGCAGGAAAAGTACACGCGCCGGCGCGAGGTTCTGCATGACCGAAGAAATCGATTCTACGAACGCAGCTATCAGCATTTGTCCTGGAACTCCCAGAATGGCGGTTTCGTACTGGCCAGCCCAGGAGCTTCCATCGTCAACTCCGCTGGTAACAGCGTCCAGTGTCCCTCCTACATCGACGACTACGATATCTTTGGCCCTTATCTATGGATTTTGATTGCGATTCTGACGCAGAATACGCCGGGCGTGAACTTCCAGCCCATTGATCCTTCGCAGCCGGACGATATCGACAAGGCGCGTGCGGCAGAGGCTTATGGTCACGCTTTCGACCGGATGAACGACATCAAGGAAATCCAGACCGAGATGGTGCGGATGATGGCTCTGAGTGGGCGCGTGGTTTCCTGGACGCGCACGGAACAGGACGCGCAGCGCTTCGGGTACGAGCAGGATCAGATCACGCCGAAGTATTTCCAGCGCACCACCATCTACGGAACGCTCGAAACTAAGGTTCCGATCCTGGCGAAGAAATTTGATCGCGACTGTCCCTATGTTCTGATTTACGATGACCCGGATTTGAAAGTGGCGAAGAGCGACTATCCCTGGATCGCCGACAAGATCCGCGCGAACGTCGCGGCCTTGGGCGAATCGATGTACGAGCGTACCGCGCGCCTCGGGGTGCTCAACGGGACGCGCAACCAAGCGCAGATCGGGGACTCGTTCACACACCTGGTGAGCCGGGTCAACGCCTTCCTGAGGCCTGCCGCGTTCACGGGCGACCTGTATGATAACGTGCTCGAAAAAGCTGGACCCGGCGACACGGTTGCGGAACAGGACGAAAACAGTCAGACGCAAACTCGCACGATGACCGTGGGCGAGAAGCTGAAGCAACTCTTCCCGGACGGATGCCGCGCGGTATTCATGGGAGACGAATACGCCGAGAGCTTCAATTGTTCGCTGGATGACGAACTGGACATCCGGTTTCCGTTTCCCGGTGACGGGATGTTCCGCAAGGCCATCATGGACCCCATGGTGGTGGTGCAGGATGCCTTCAATGACGCAGTAAACGCCGCCAGAGAGATATTCGACACCGGCTGGCCGTCGACATGGGTGGATGCCACGGAGGACGAATATGCGGCCATTACGAGCCAGCGTGCGGCGCCCTACGCTTACCGCCAGAAGAAAGCGAAATCGGGCATCAAACTGCCCGACAGCTTCTACAGGGAGCCGAATCCAGAGCTTCCAGCCACATTCGTTGAATTCCTGGAGATGTTGCAGTCCAATCTTCCACAGTTCATGCTCTCGACGCCTCCGGCGCTCTTCGGCGCGCAAATGGAAGACCAAAAGACCGCTTCAGGGTACGCGCAGGCTAGAAATCAAGCCACCGGGCGCCTCGGTCTGATCTGGCAGTCGATCCAGCATATGTTCGCCAGAATACGGTACCAGAGCGCTCTCGCGGCGAGCAAAAACGAGCAGCAAACCGGCCAGATGATAATTCCCGGCGGTGAAGGGCAACAGGACATCAATGTTGACCTGGATCAGCTCAAAAAGGGCAATTTCGGCTGCTATCCCGATGAAGATTCGAGCTTCCCGGAGACTACGCAGCAGAAGCGCGCGACTTTGCAGGGGCTTATCACCCTCGCGGGAACATCTCCGGCCATGCAGCAGCTTCTTGACAACCCGGATAACATCGAAGAGATGAAGCGGCTCAATGGCTTTGACGAATTGGTGCTCCTGCCCGCCGAGGCGCGCAACAAGCAGCTTGCGGAGATAGAAATTCTACTTCAGCAAGAACCGATTCCGGCGTCTCCAGAGGAAATGCAGGCAGCGATGGTCCAGCACGCCGCCGGCGCGATCGCAGCGAAGGCGCAAGGGACCATGGAGCCGCAGATGATGGCGCCGCCCATGCATCCGTCCGTCCCGGTGGACGAACTCGACTACCATCAGTGGGAGTTCGAGAAATGCCAGGAATGGCTATCGAGTGCCGCACGCCGCGAGGAAGATAAAAAGGGCAACCAAGCGGGCGTTCAGAACGTTAAGTTACATGCGCTGGCCCATCGTGCTATGCTCATGCAAATGCAAGCCGCTGCCGCAGCCGCCGCGCCACCGCCTCAGCCGCATCCGGTTGCCGCGAAGCCCGCGCCCGCGCCGCCGAAAGGACCGCCGGGCGCGACGCCGGGACCGAGCGCGCCAGCGGCGCCGCCAGCGATAGCAGCATAAGGAGAACTAATGGAAGAAGGCTTGATTACAACCGATGCTCCGGTAGAAACCAGCGTAGAATCAACGGCTACTGGCGTCGACACCCATGTCGACACCCAAGTCGACGCTTCCGAACCGGCAGATGGGTCCACAGGCCCGCAATCTACCGAACCCGAACCACAACCGGATAAGCAGCCGATCACAGGGCCGCCGATCGTCGATGGGCGCCTGAATCCGGCCATCAAGCCAATCCTTGAAAAGCTGAAGGCCGAAAACCCGCAAGCGGAAAAGGCCATCAGGGAAGCGTTGTTCCGGGAATCTCGCCTCGCCAAGGAATTGCCTGGCGGCCTCCAGGAGCTTCAACAGCTTCGCCAACAGATCGAAGAGATTGGCGGTGAAGACGGCATCCATGAAATCACCGGCGAACTGAACGGCTGGCGCTCGTTTGATGAGCAGTACACCTCGGGTGATCCGAAGGTGTTGGAATTCTTGACCGAAACTCCCGAGGCGGCAGCGGCATTTCTCAAGATCGCTCCGGCGGCATTCGAAAAGTTCCGCGAGCTCAATCCCGAAGGCTATGGCGCGCTTGTGTGTCAGACGTTCCTGGCCGACATGATGCAGGAGCGCGTCCCGCTGTTGCTTGAACGCCTGGGCGACTTGCTGCCACAGGACAACCCGAAGGCACTGGAGATTCTGAAGGCGCTCCAGGGCTATGTCCAGCGCATCCACGGCTACGCGAGCAAGCAGGTAGTTCCTCCGGCCACAGCGAAGCCCGCAGGCGACGATCCGCGTGCGAAGGAACTGGAAGCCCGCGAGACGGCGCTTCGTCGAACTGAATGGCGATCGGAGAGCGCTAGCCTGCACAAGCGGCTGTACGAGACAGCCTGGACGCAACAGCTTGGCGACCGTAAGCTGACCAACGAACAGCGCATCACGGTCCAGGAAATATACGGGCTGAAGCTGCAAAAGCTCATTGCGACCAATCCGAAGTTCAACGAAACGTTACAGCGTTACTTCGCGAACGGGCAAAAGGACGGATTCATGAAGTATATTGAATCCGCCTATCGCGATGCGGTTCCGAAGGCGCTCAAGACTGCTATCGCCCAGGCCGGAATCGGAGCCAAGTCCGGACCCACCGCAGGGAAGCCGGTGGCGGCTCCTGGAAAGGCTTCGCCGCTTCCGCCGAAGCCTGCCACTGGCTTCAAGCTGGTGAACAAGAAGCCGAACGTGCAAACGGAAGTGGATCGCGTGAATACAACGCCCGATATGCTGCTAAAAGGACAGGCTATCTTAAAGACCGGAGAACGGGTAACATGGAGGATATCATGAATCCGCTAGGGCAATTACCAGCATCGACATCGCCCCAGTTCTCGCTTTCGAAGGTGGACTGGATCAAGATACTGCGCTATCTGGTGATTCTGGGAGCTTCGCTCTTCGTTACCGAAGTATCTCCCTACCTCGGGCACTTCACCTACGTTTACCATGGCCACGACTACACCACGGACGTGCTCTGGGCCGTCGCGGGCCTCGCCGAGATGGCGAGAAGGTTTCTGAGCGGCCAGCCGAAAGACTGAAAATGGCGATCAACTGGGACGTCAACCCGATGAGCATCATCGCGACGGTCCTCAGCGTCGCCGGTGCCGGATTCACTTTGATGCGGAAATTTTACGACTGGGACCGCGACAACGACCGCCGACACGTGCAAAATACCACTCGGCTAGATACGATCAGCAATGATTTGCGGGAAGCCAAGGAAGACATCAAGCAAACAAGAACGACTCAGCAGGAATGCCGCGAGTTGATCGGCAAGACTTCCGAGCGCGTCGCCTTACTTGAGGGCCGGGTCCGTATCCACGGCGATTGATTTGACAACCGATCCCATCTTGGCTTACTATTCGATTTCAGGCTTGACTTTCCGAAACGGAACTCGGTAAACCGTAAGCCAGCCTGATCGTAGCAGCAGCAGGGTAAAAGCGCAGCGGCGTCCCGCTGGCCTATTCGGGCGAAGGACACTCTCACGCTGAATTCAATTTCAGAGGTGAAAATGTGGCTATCGCTTCAGTTTCCGCTGCAATCGCTTCGCAGCATGAATATCTGAGACCCAATCTCGAAGAGCTTGCTCTTCTTTCCGGGACGCTTTGGAAACGCATCAACGCGCGCACCGATATCAAAGCGATCTCGAACCGTCCCGCGCGCATCCCGTTCCAGCCCTTGACCGGCGGTATCTTTCGCACCGGCTCAGCTCTGTTCGACGGCAACGATATGGGTCAAGGCTCCGGGCCGCAGGAGACTTTCGGGACGCTCTCGTGCGTCTCGTTCCTCCAGGCGTCGGAATATACGGCTCTCACCGAGTACTCAACCGACTCTGATGAGAAGGCCATTGCGAACTACGTCACGCTGACGCAGAAGCAGGCTGCCGAGACGTTTGGCGGCTACATGGACGCGCTGTACTGCTATGGCGATGGCTCTAACACGCTCGATACCGTGGTTTCCACCACCACCAACGGGCTGGTGGTGAACAACGCCAACGCCTTCCAGGACAACCAGCTGGTTGACATCTGGTCCGCGCTCGGCGGAACGCTCCGCGGAACGGTCCAGATCCAATCCGTCGATATCGCGAACAACACGATTTGGCTGACCGGGACGTATCCGGCGGGGACGACCGCTGGCGACCTGATCCTGGTAACGGGCTCTGCCGGCGTCGCGAATTCAGGGCTGTTCGGCCTGCTCTATTACTGGGCAGCCGGCAACACCGGGAACTACATGGGTATCCAGAAGTCGGCCTATCCTGGCAAGTTCTCAACCCCCAACATCAATTTCGGCTCATCGGGCGGATCGTTGACGCCCGCGAGCGTCCGCGCTCTCGAGGCCCAGATCATTCTGGCGCTCGGCGAAGAGCGCGCGGATTCGTCGGAACTCATTGCCCACATGAACGTGGACATGGCGGCGGCGTGGGAGAACAATGCGCTCCCGGTGCAGTCCATCATCTACAACCAGATGAAAGGCGACGAATCAGCCGACATGCTGAAGAAAAAGCAGACCTCAACCATCGCGGGCCGCGAAATCGTTCGCAACGTCCGCGCCAGGCCGGGCCTGATTCACTTCATCCCGCTCAAGCACGTTTTCCGCCTGGAAACCAAGGCGGTCGATTATTACGAAGTCGGTGGGCAGACCATCTTTCCGGCCTACGGCGCCTCCGGCGGCTTGATGTCGGCCATGCTGTTCTACCTCGTAACCATGGTGCAAACCGGGCTGGGTCAACCGCGTTTGGCCGCGTTCATGAACAACGTCACGATTCCGAAGTACTACTTCGGGCACTAAAGAACTTAGGAATGCTTGAAGTAGCTTCCAGCCTTCGGCACTGGCCGATATCGATGCGGCGATTCGGGTTGAATCCCTACGGGGAGGCAAAATACCGGATTGTGTGGGCGCCGTCCCGCAAGCGCATCGTTTACGGCCAGTGGCCCGATGGTTCCACCGGCGCGCGCTTCGTCGCAGCTTACCCGGTTGGCGATATCTGGATCATGGAGCAGTGGCGCTCGGCGGCTGAATTCGCCAAGATGAGCGAGGCGCAGTGGAATCTAGAAATGACGATCCTCGGACCATACCCGACTCGGGGAGAGTACGAGATTTGCCATAGCTTCGAGACATCGACGCCGGATGATGCGAACCTGGAAAAGCTGATCCTGTGGATTGAGAAATCAAATCACGTTCGCTTCTACGATACGCAGGACTGGCACCGGCGAGACGCTGAGCGCGAGAAGGAGGTGATCGGCAACCAGCAGGAGGCGATGATCCGCAACTGGCTCCCGGCCTTCGGAACGGCGCCCATGAGCGGCTATCGCGGCGGTAGGAGCCACAAGGCCGCGCCCATCACCAGAACCGCTGAAGAGCTTGGCTTGCCGACACAGGGCGGCCAATTGCGCTCGAAGCACAATCCCAACCGTCAGAAATTCGCAGTGCCACTGACAGAAGCGGTATTGTAATGATGGAACCGTGGCGGGACTCGAACCTGCGACCTGATGCGAAGCGGAGCGTGATCGGCCATGCCACGATCCTTTGGGCTCGCTGTTTTCCGCCTATGTGCACCCGCTCTATCCGACTGAGCTACACGGTCCCGTTCGATAGTATATCGTAGTACTTGGAGGTTTTGAATGCCATTCGCAGCCCATCGCGCCGCGCCGCAGATCGAACAGGAAATCAACGGACATCAGCAGTTGATGAACAACAACCGCTATGCCCCGCCGATGCTCGACTCCATCAAAAAAGTTTCAGAGCAAAGCCGGGTCTATATTTTCAACGTCGGCCCTTGGCCGCAGCAGCGCTACCTTGGCTCGCTCGGTATGAAACTGATTCCGGCATGTCCCGAAGGCAAGCCGTATTCCGAGCCGTTGGTGGTCGAAGGCATCGTGCGCGAACTCTACCCGATCAACGAAGGCGAGTACAAGCAGATCCTTGAAGACGGCGTGAATGTCGCACAGCAAATCTTGGGCGTTGGACCGCATCTGTCGCCGCGCAATTCCTTCGTGCCCTATGGCGTGTTTGTCTCAACGACCGATCCGCCGAATGAAGCTGACCTGAAGAAGGCGCGCGCGGCCCTGCGCGACAAGTTCCTGGAGTTGGTGACGGAGGCCGACAGCGCGTATTCGCTTGGACCGAAGACCGCTGAAGACACGATCCGCCCCGAAACGCATTTCGTCGCGGCGCGGGCGCTTGGCAAAACTGAAGTGGATTGCCCGTGGCTCAGAAACGCGCAGGTTCCTGCGGAGCGCGCGGAATGCCCCGGCTGCGGCACGGTCTATAAGATCGGCATCATGAAGTGCCGCGAGTGCGGGTACATTCTCGACAAGAAGAAGTACGAAGCCAACAAAGCCAACTTCGCGGCGTAAGTGGTACGCTTAGGCCATGCCGGGACCGCCTTACGATAATCTCGAAACGATCGTAACGGCGGCTCGTATCCGGCTCAACGATTCGATCGCTTCCGCCAACGGCGAAGTTCTCACCGACAATGCTTCCTTCACGATTCAGACCATCAATAACGGCTGGCGCAGACTTCAGGAATTCTTGGCTGAGTCAAATGCGGCGCGGCTCATCAATGAAACCATCATCACGGGACTCCCGGTCGTAGCAACATCCGATCCTGGAATCTTCACGCAACTCAACTGGACCGGCTTCCTAGACGGCGCGAATCCGTCAAACCCGCTGTTTGTCTTGCCGCAGGATATGATCTTTCCATTGCGGCTGTGGGAGCGGCAAAGCGGGCTCAATCCGCCGCAGCAGTTCACCGACATGGAATTGGTCATTGATGGTTGGCCGGGCAATCCGAAGCAGTCGCGGAATTACAACTGGGAATGGCGCTCGGAAACACTGATCCTCTCGGGCTCGACCGTATCCATGGACCTGAAGATCCGCTACGCCGCGTACCTGCCCGACTTCGTGCCAGCGGCGACGCAGGCGTTTAACAATCAGCCGGTGCCGATCCTGCGCGTGCTCGATTCATTCGCCTGGTACATCGCTACGGAGATGGCGGCGGCGCGCGGCGACATGGACGCGACCGCACTCATTACTCAGGCCGAGGCTGCGGCGAAAAAGCTCATCGAGCAGGACACTCGGCGCGCGGCGATGCGCAGCCAGTTCACGGTTCCAGATATCCCGCCCGCGCAAGGCAATACGCCGTATGATTCGGTGAGCACCATGATAAACGCCGCGAGAGTGCGGCTGAACGCGCTGGCGAAAGGCGCTGGCGATTCGGTGAGCACGAGCCAAGCGTTCCTGCAACAGGCAACGAATACGGCTTGGCGTAGACTCCAGGAATTCCTGATCGGGCAGAAATTCAAACGGCTGATGTTCACCGCGCAGGTATTGAATCTTCCGGCGGTGTCGAGCACCGATCCCGGTATCATGTGCAGCCTCACCTGGAATGGATACTCGAACTCGGGCGGCGCGCCGAATCCCGGCCTGAAGCTCCCGGCGAATCTTGTGCGGCCGTTGAAGCTCTGGGAGCGCGCCTCGGGCCAGTCCAACCCGCCACCGTTCACGCCCATGGAATACGTCGAGAACGGCCTCGGGCAGCAAGCCAAGCAGGGGCGGAATCTGAACTGGGAATGGATCTCGGATTCGCTCAATATCCCCGGCGCAACACAGGCCATGGATTTGCAGATCCGGTATGAAGGCTATTTGCCGGATTTTGTCACGAGCGGAACAACCCCATGGTATTTGCAGCCAATTCCTATTTCCCGTGCGCTTGATTCGCTGGCATGGTTCATGGTTGCTGAGATTGCGACTGCGCGGCCTGATTTGAATCTCGACGCCGATGCTATCAAAGGAATCCAGTCCACGGCGGAAGCGGCGGCCATGCTGCTTGTTTCGCAGGACAAGAATGCAGCGGATCAGCGAGGGGAATGGACGGTCCCCGATCTTGCCGGGCCTTACGGAACGACCCCGGCGCCCTACGATTCGGTGGTGTCGGTCCTGAACGCGGCGCGCGCTCGACTCAACCGGGTTGCTGGCGTCTCGGGCGATATCATCTCCATCAATCAGGCATTCACCCAGCAGTATTTCAACAACGCATGGAGAAAGTTCCAGGAATATTTGGCGAACCTCGGCGCGGATGATTTGATGACCGAAATTCTATTGACCGCACTGCCTACCGTTACCTCCCTGGACCCGGCCAGCCAGACCGTTCTGAGCTGGTCGGGCTTTTTCGACGGGACGAATCAGCAGAGCGCCCCGCAATTGCCGAACGACCTGATCCGGCCTGTGAAAATCTGGGAACGCTACACCGGCACGAATGCGCTTTTCCAAGATCCCGGCATGGAGCAGATGGTCGATGGGTTGGTGACGCTTCAAAAGTTCACCTATAACGGGCAATGGTGCTGGCAGGCGGGCGCAATCCTGATGCCCGGCTCGACGCAGTCCATGGATCTGAGAATCAGGTACGCGCGGTACCTGCCGGATTTCGTGCAGAACGGCTACGGGCAGAACATTTCACCCTGGTACGCGCAGCCTGTTCCGATCGCGAGGTGCCAGGATTCGCTATCGCTGTATGTCTGCGCCGAAGTCGCCATGGCGCGGCCCGATCTGAATCTGGATCCGTCTGAGCTGCGGATGGAAGCCGAAGCCATGGCCGATAAGGTCTTCAACCGGGACGTGCGAAGTAAGCAGCGGGTGAATGTCCGCCGGATCTCCAGAAGTGGAAGACTTGAAGGCGCGGGCGGCGGAGACTACGGATTGCTATACTGACGCAAAGGAGATTTTCATGAGCGTTGCCGTTGCCGTTAATCAGAATCAGCTTCCGAATGCGATCGATCACATGCAGAATCAGTTCTGCGTCGATGGCACTCTTACTCTCTCCGGCAACTACGGAGGCGGCGCAACTCACGGTGACACCATGGACCTCACCGGCGTCTGCCCGACGGATCAGGTTCCGAACCGCGTGGAAATCTTCGAGGCACCGACAGCCGGCAACGCGCCAACGGGCTATGTGTTCGTGTATGCTCCCGGCACCAAGATTTCCAACGGGCTGCTAGTTGTTATGCAGGGCCAAGGCTCCGCAGCACCGTTGCTTGAAATCACTGAAGGCTCGGCCTATCCCGCAGCGCTCACTGCGGCAACCGCCAATATCAAATTCAGAGCGTGGCTTACAAAGTTCGTTTAGGCTGGTAGCGTGGCGTTCAACACTCAAGGCGGTATAGCTGTACCGCTGACTGTGTTCGGAAGTCTCTGCACCGAAATGGCCGCGCCGGATCTGCCGGAAGGCGTGTCGCCGGATAATGCCGATGTGGTCTTCGTGCCCGGCTCCGTGGCATCGCGCCCCGCCTTCCAAAAAGTCTTCGGAACACCATTCGCAGGGCCGCCGTTGTGGGCCAAAAGCTACGTCAATCAAACTTCGACATACAATCTGTATCTCGATTCGACCGGGATCATTTGGGTTGAGAACGTCATTGCCACACCCGGCGTCTACACACAATTAGCGAAGACAACGCCAGGGTCTTATGCGAAATCCATCACGGCTTTCGGGCGCGAATACATCGCAATCTCGGACGGCTTGCACGGCACCGATTCACCGCTTCAGTGGGACGGAACGAACCTGGACCGCGTGACACAGGACGGGCCCGGCGCGCCTCCGTCGATCGCAAATCTGATAATCGCCGAATCGAACATCTCAAGCCTCGCGCGCGCCGCGAATGTGGTGACGGTGGTGACTGCGACCTCGCACGGTCTCAAGGTCGGCTATCAAGCGCAAATCTCTGGCGCCGCGAATCAACTCATCGGTGCGCTCACGTCCGTGGTCATCAACAACGAACAGCAGCCGGGCATTGCGACGGTGACGATGGGATCGGCGCACGGCTTGGTTCCTGGAAACTTCGTCACTATCAGCGGAATCTATGCGGCTCCGGTGGGCACCGCCATCACGAATCTTTACCGTGAGAGCCAGGTAACGAAGGTGGTGACGTCCACCGCTCACGGCTTGCAGCCAGGCGCGACGATTCAGATTCTCGGGGCAACGACAGGCTTCAATGGAACCTGGACTGTCGATGCGGTGATCGACGCGCTCAACTTCACCATCGTCCAGGTGGGCGCGGACGCCACAGGAACCGGTGGAACGCTTTCCCTTCTGTGGCCGATCCCGGATGTCGCGGCGGATGAATTATACGAAGTGATCTCGGCGCCCACCGCCGACACGTTTCAAATCGCCATCAGCTACAACGACGGAACGTGGACGACGGGGAATGTGTACTTCACTTGGAACGGGACCTTCTTCGTTCAGAGCGTGATCTCGGCGACTTCGTTCACCTATCAGCAGTACGGGCCGAACGGAACCGCGGGAGCCTCGGGAATGGTCACGCCTTACGGCCAGGCCGCTCCGGGTATTCATCAAATGCAAGTCCTGTTCCTAACACGGCAGGGCTACACCACAAGGCCGAGCCCGCCAGTGCAGTTCATCGCGAACGGCGGCCAGTATTTGAGCGTGACGAACATCCCCATTGGACCGCCCAACGTTGTCGCGCGCATCCTCGCTTTCACCGGAGCAGGCGGCGACCTGTTCTTCTATCTCCCTGTCTCGGCGCAGGTCAACGGGCAAGTCGTCTCGACGCCGACCCAAATCAATGACAACACTACCACGAGCGCAACGCTTGATTTCTCGGACAATAGCCTCTTCGCCGCCCTTGGAATATCTATATCAGGTAATAATCTCGCTTCGCAGATCATCCTCGACGGAGCCTTGGGTTTTGGATTCTACGGATCAAGACTTGTTTGTTGGGGGCAAAGGAACCAAATCCAGAATCTACTCAACATGGGATTCAATGGAGGATATTTGCCAAGTGCAAGTACACTTCCGAGTGGATGGACCGCTGCCGGAGGCGGTGCGGGCGGAACTCTCTCACCAGGCATTTCTCTTGGCTCGGGATATAGCTGGAGCGTTACCGGAGCGGGCTCCATTTATCAATCGTTTTTCCAAGATGCTTACGGCGCTCCAATCGGAACACCCAACACCAAATATCGCGCGCGCGCCTTCGTCCAAGGCGGAACAATCACCGTAACGATCTCCAGTGTATCGGCGAGCTTCACATCGACTGCGACACTCGCCGGAAACGCCTCGGGTCAGTGGGCTGAAGCGGCGTTCACCCAAGCGATGCCGAATACGATCCCGACTGACATGATCCTGTCGATTTCAGGGACCGCAGGCACGTCGGTTGACAACATCAGCATCATCTACGCGCAGACGCCGTACCTTGAAACGGTGCTGTTCGGCAGTTATGTGGACAACCCTGAAGGCTTCGACGGACTCAGTGGAAAATTCGGGCCGACCGATGACACGCGGAAGGTCATGGACGTCGGGATCATTCGCAACACGTTTTACCTCGTGACGCAGGACCCGAGCGGACGTCTGCACGCGACAAATGATAACGGCGTCACGGAACCTTCGGGCTGGACGATCTCGCAGGTGGGCGCGAACTGCGGCGTGCTTTCTGCCTTCGGGCTGACGCATTCGCAGGCGGATGATTTCTCGGCGGGCGGCGGTGAAGAATGGTTCGCATGGCCGTCGGCTTCCGGCATCAGGATTTTCGGCGGAGATCAGCCGTGGAAAATCAGCCAAGAGAACCAGCCGATCTGGGATTCGATCAACCTTGCAGCGGCGAAGACGATCTGGGGCTTGAATGATCCGGTTTCTCGCGTCATGTACTTTGGGCTTCCGCTTCCGCGCGACCATGGAGATGACAATGTTCCCACCAAGGTCTACGTCTTGAACTATCGGGAACTCGACACACCTTACCAGATTTTCTCGGCGGCTCCCTACCATCCATCATTCGCGGGGCACTTGATTGCGACGGACAATACGCGGAAATCAACGCTCTGGAATCGCCCGATGAACGGAGCAGCGATGATGTACCGCGCTCCAGGACAACTCTCGCCGGTGTTCCTCGGTGGATCGTTCCAGAACGTCTACACGTTGAATCCGGCGAAGTTCACAGATGACGATTACGGCCTGATCGCACCGTACTATACGACTTACTTTTTCGTGAACGCCATCCAGGAATCAGGTTTGCGAAATGAAAAAGGCGAACCGCTCGGAGCGTACCGGAAGATTCTGGCGTATCTCACGGCTTTCGTTGCGGGCGTGGGCAATGTGACGATCACAGCCTTCCCGGATTCGCTGACTAACCCATGGCCGCTTACCTGCACGCGAACGCTTGCGGCAAATCCGACTTATGATCTGGAGTGGGCCGGCGGAAACGTCATCGGCCAGCGTATCGCAATTCGGGTTGCCTCGACCCCGCTGCAAGGCCAGACCGATAACGCTTTTAATCTTCAGAAGCTCATGTGTGTGATGCGGGCGCAACGGCACCTTCCGATCCGGGGCGCGGCATGATTCGGAATCTTGAGTACATTCGCGGGCTTGCTTCGAAGGAATTTCCCGACATGGGCGCGAAGCTCTATGAGGCGCTGATTGATCTGGTGAATCAACAGGGCGCCACTTCGCAGCAAACAAATTCGAATCCCATGGGCCAACCCTCGTCACCGCCGGACATCAATGGCCTGAAGGTCACAGCGCAAAACGGCCACTTTTCCGCGCAGATCATCGACAACAACATGATCTACCGGGGGATCAATTACTGGCTGGAGCACGCCGACAATGCTAATTTCACGAACCCGCAGATCATTGATCTTGGGCAAACGCGCAACATCAGCCTGTTCCTCGGGAACGTGACGCGGTACTGGCGCGCATACTCGAGCTACGCCTCGAGCCCGCCCTCGAGGCCCGCATATCACGGCGGGGCGGCGAGCCCGCAACCGGTGACGGGCGGAGGGGACATCGGTGGGCCGGTGTTCCAGGATTCGCAAGGCTCGGGCACTGGCGCTGCGGGTGTCGGGCTTTCGGGGCCCGGCCTGGCTCCGTTCCGCTCACAGAATGGAGCGGCGCCAACGCGATGATGGTGCGCGAGTTCAGGGAATCCGATCGTGAGCTATTGACGAAGCTCGCCGCCGAATCAGGATTCCCATACCCGCGTGAAGGTAAAGCGCAGAGCTACCGCGTGGTGGTGGACGATCACGATCAGCCGGTTGTGGCCGCGCTCGCTGAGCCGATCATTCAGCTGTTCCTGATCTCGGATAAGCGGTTTCCTCCGGTGCAGCGATTGCACGCGATTCGATTGCTTCACAGAGATATGGCTCAAGAATTGCGTATACTTGGATTCAATGAAGCGAATGTGTTTCTGCCGCCGTCCATCGAATGCAGTTTCGGGAATCGCCTCATGAAAACCTTCGGCTGGCAGCGGAATTGGAACTCATTCTATAAGCAGTTCTAGGAGGACGATACGGCGCGCGGGTCCAATCAAGCACGAACGGCGGCTAACACGGCCCAAGGCGCGGCGAATGTGGCCGAGGCGAACGCCGGGCAACTCTACAGCACTCTTTCGCCCGCGTTAGAACAGGAAGCCACGAATCCTCAGGGCTTCGCGCCAACCGATCTCGCGGCCATGAATACCGCTGCGCAGGAATCCGCCGGCGGTAGTGAGGCTGCGGCGGTCGGGCAGGGAGGATTGAAAGCGGCACGAACGCGGAATGCAGGTGGAGCGGATGCCGCGATCGCGCAGTCGGCGCGAACTTCTGGCGAGAATCTGAGTAAAGCAGCTCTCGGAACACAGATCAAGAACGCGATGCTCAAGGAACAGCAACGGCAGTCCGGGCTAAGTGGGTTGGAGCGGCTGGACCTGGGTGAACTCGGCGCTGGCACTGGCGACATCAACGCGGTCTCGAACGCTGTCAATGCGAACACGAACGCCGCAAATGCGAGCTGGGACTGGGCCAAGGACTTATTGGACCCGGCTTTAGCGGCAGCCGGGCAAAGCAAGTACACATAACCATGGGTGGAGCTTACGTAAGTCCGTTGGCAGTGGGATTGCCCGACAATCCTCTGTTGAAGCATATCGACGATAAAGTCGCCGAAATGCACCCTCTGGCTCAGAACGCCATCAATCAGGGCCTCGGGCCAACCGTGGAGACGATTAAGGCGCACGAAGCGCAGGCGAGCCCTGTAGCCGCTCCGGTTGCAGGGGGTGTCCAACCAGCCACCGCCACAGAGACAGCCACACCCGCGCCATTGGCTACGCCGGGGCGGGTAGCGCCAATCGTTCCACGTGGAACGTCGGAATCTCCCGAACAACAGGCGCGCATCAACGAATTGGGCAGGCTGGAGCAAACCGGCTCCGGCGTCTCCCAAGTGCATAGCCCGTGGGCGCGCATCCCATTGCAAATATTGGACGCGATTGGATCAGGTTTCTTCCCGCGCGTGGCCGCCGAGATTCCCGGCACGACAGCGCATCACGGTCAGTTGGTGAACGCAGCAGCGAACGCCGTAAATCGCGGGGAAACCGTTGAAAACGAACAGCAGAAGCGTGCGCTGGCAGCAGAAGAGGCTCCAGTGAAGGAAGAACTGGAGCGGGCTCAAACCGAAAACCAGCGCGCGGAAGCCGGGGCCCACGGCCAGAAAATGATTCCGCTGAAGGCCGGGGAGGGACTCTATGACCCGACCAAAGGAGCCTGGCAGGTCGAACCTACCAGCGAAGAAGGCGTGACCGAAATCGAGCCTTCAGTCGGCCAATCACTCGGGCTGAAGCCGAACAAGGATGGCCGGTACCTGCTGCCGAAGGGTGGGGCTTCGCTCCTCAAGAAACCGGAGCCGAAGGAAGACGACGAACCACTTGGGGACGCTAGAATCACGGAACTGAACGCGCACCTTCCGAAGGAGTACCAACTGAAGCCGGGAGCCACAAAGGGCGACTATAAACGCACGGAACAGTTGTTCTCGCACGGCGAATCTGAACAGGACCGAAAAGCGGCGCGCGAACAAAGCCGGATGCAGCATGAAGAGACGATGGCTGCAACACGCGAGGCTCGGACTGAAAAGCAGGACACGGCCACCAAGCAGGCAGCTTTCAAGGCTTATGCGCCGGCCATGGATTCAGCCGAGCGCTTCAACGTCATGGCGAAAAATTACGAGGACGCCACCAAGAACCACGATCAGCAAGCCATGCTATCGCTTCTCGCGAATCACCTTGGCATGACCATGGGACTCCAGAAGGGCGCCCGTCTCACCAAGGACATCATTCGCGAGGCTGAGGCTTCCCGGCCTTGGCTTCAGGGCATGGGCGCTAAGTTCGACAAGGATGGATACTTGAGCGGGGTCACACTGACGCCGCAGCAAATGAGCCAGATGTTGAACCTTGGGCGTGAACGCTTCGCTGAAGATGTTTCCAAAAGCGGCAATGAAGCGCGGTATCTGGGCGCGACGGACGAAGGGCCGGAGCGGACGCCGAACAAGGCCACGATCACGCATTATCTCGGGCTCGCTGGTGGAGACGTGCAGAAGGCCAAACAGTTGGCCAAGCAAGATGGTTGGACGGTGAAATAGATGGCCGATCAATGGGAAGAAGCCGCGAAGCAGTTCAAGGGGCCCGCGCAACCAACAGCCTCCATTTCTGAAGGTGATCCTTGGGAAGCCGCGGCACGCGAGCATGGCGGCGGTCTTCCGCCTGGCGTGGCCGGCATTCCTTCGCCGATTCCGGGTGGCGCATCGACGCCATTGGACATCAGCCAAAATCCGGTTTCGATACCCATGCGGGCACTCTCCAATCTGCCGCAATCGCTGCACAACTTCGGGCGAATGGCGATGCAGGGCTTAGGCCCAACATCCGGGCCAGCACCTACCAAAAATCCCGAGGCTGGCAAGCCAGACCCCGAGGGAAACATCCAGGGAGAATGGTCCTTTCCGTCTCCTATTGCTTCCGCGAAATCAACCTTCAGCGGATTGGCAAATGTCGTTCGTCACCCGCTTGAAGCGCTCGCCGAAGATCCCGTTGGAACGCTCACTCTCGGTCGGGCTGGGCTGGAAGCTGGCCGCGGATTGACTAAAATCCCCGGCATGATACCGAATGCGGAACGCGCTGGAAAGAACTTCGAGACCGTGATGCAGCACGCCAAAGACGTGCCGCTCGATACCGGCAAGTTTCAAACACCGCTCCTGCGATCTCAAGAATTGCGCGAAGCCGGCGCTAGTATGCCCGGCGTGTTGAATAAAGCGCTCAAGCGCACAACGACACCGGGCGCAGAACCGCTGACTTATGGGAAGGGGCGAGACATAAGCAGCATTGCCGGGAGGCTTTCAGGTGAAGAGAATGCCCGCATGGTGCCACAGATGCGCGGAGCACTGAACCGGTTCGCTAGAGGCATCAGCGATGCCAATCGAGAGGCCGCATACAAGGCCGGTGTAGGCGAAATTTATGACTCGGCCATGAATGAGTATCGCCGGGCGATGAAGATGCAGGATATTGGCGAGGCTTTTGGGAAAGGTGCCAAGAGAGCCGCGCGCGCAGTTCCATGGGCGCTTGGTGCCGGGGCTGGCGGTGCAGTTGGCTACCACTTACTCAGGCCATTCTTCGGAACGGAGCGCTAAAAGCAGCACGGGCCCGGCCACCTCCCCCGAGATTAACCGAGCCCGCGTTCAATCAGCCAGACTGATTCAGTCGTTCTGTTTGCGCGCCTGTTCTCCTTTCATTTTGAAGTGGCCGCTTCGATCAATGCGGCTTCAGTTGTACGCCGGGATAGCAAACCCGGCTCAATGTTTCCGTGATGGTCATGCACAAAGTCGAGCATCCTGGCTTTGCCTTGCAGAACGAGAGCCAGCGATGCCTTGCCGCAGTTGTAGCCGAAGCTGATATACGCGGCTGCCGCGATGATGGGCTTGTCCTTGACTAATTCGAACAGCGGCTCGGCATCGGTGGCGAGCATTTCCGTTGCCGTTTGGTAGGAAATGGCATAGAGGGCTTTGATATCTGACGGAGTCATCCGATGACCGAAGCCGATCGTCCACAGTCCGCCACCGTCCTGGTACGGAGTGAGGCGGCAGCCCTCGAATGTTCGGATGAGTGCTGCTGCCAAGTCTTGAACCGTCATACTGCGGCCCTCGCGTCGATCTCGATCACACCGCCATAACGGCCTAAATACTTGCCGGATTCATAGTCGCTATGTACGGTCATAGCGGTTATCCTGGCGCTGGCGGGCATCTCGACTTCCACGCCGTTGATATTCAGTTCGATTGACGCATTTGTGATTTTCATTGGATTTTTCCTTTGCCCCGAATCTTCCACCGTTCGGGGCCACACGGTCCAGAATTAGTGCTGAACTCGAAAGAGGTGAACAAGTTCTAGCGCTAAGCAGAAGCCTATTTGTTGAACGTGCCTGCTGGTCCGGCTTCAGTGCCGACGCCGTTCTGTGAGAGCAGCGCATGTAAGGCTGCGCCCGCCATCCAGAAGGGGACCGTCGGATTCCCGAGAGTCGCGGCATACCACTGATCGAATTGTGTCTGGGTGAAGGTTCCATTTATCGAACCGTTGTTGATCTGGATAGCAATGGAAACCTGAACCAGGTCCTTCGCGTAGCCGGGTGTCATGAAGTAGCCCGGATCAGTAGGCCCGCTATAAGCTCCGTTGGGCCAATTGGCCGGATAAGGTGCTGGTGTGAACATGATTCTCCTTTAGGTTGTCGGGGTTGATGGTGTGCCGCCATGGCCCTTGATCCAAGCCGCAATCTGAGCCTCATCTTGGGCAGTTGCAGCCTGGGCACTCGCCACGATCGCGGTAGTAGTGCCGTCCTGATGTTCGAGAAGCAGAACGACATTCGATACCGTTGGCAAAAGAAGGTTGAGCAAATTGAGCACCGCGGTCATTATTTCACCCCCTGGAAAATAGCAAGTCCGGTCGTGATGCCGGTGTTGATGAGGGTTAGCCCTGCAAGGACCGCCGCTTTCGTCTTCGGATCTTTGATCTGCGGTACGTCCGTGCTGATCGTGTTCGTCACCGCCGTCTGGATCGTAGCGAAGTTGGCGGCCAATGATTGAGCGCTCGAGGCGTTCAAAGTCGCGAGAGAAGCGGTGGCATTTTCGGCTTGCGCGTCGGCGTTTTCGACCTGAAGCAAAAGCTGCATGTAAGGCATCGCTTCAGCCGGCGTCATCACGCCTTGGGTCACAGCCGTTGAAAGCACCGTGAATGCAGTCGAGCAGCCAGTGGATATATCAAGTTCCGCTTTGGCCGCCTTTTTTAGAGTGGAATCGCTACATGCGGTTGCCGAAAACAGAAGCGCCGCCAAAACAACAGCTTCAAATATTCGCATCGATTGTCCTTTCAGATTCATAGTACCTTATGCAGGATCACAGCACGTCGTTCTCCAGCGATCCCGAGGTCCTGCGTACGAAATCTGCGGGGTGGTCGCGAACGTAATCCTCAGCACATCCCTCCGAGCAAAAACGTTTGTCGTCATCGAGCACCGTCTTCCAGGCTGAGTGCCCGTCGATTTTTTCTTCGCAGTAATAGCATTTCATGCGCTGGCCTCCTTTCGCGGGATACCCGCATCTTTCCGGCGCTTTCTTTTTGGTTCTAGATCCAGTTCCCTCCTGGTCTGCATGATTCCTTCGCAAACCAGCAAAGTTTCGTCGGCCTGTTCCAAGTTCTCATGCAGGAACCACTCGCGAATGTCAACGTCGGTAATTTCTATCGGCCTGCCATCCTCGGTATCGAATTTCATTTCACCTCCGATTGAGCCGCGCTGCGCACGGCCCCGAGTTCTTTGTACACCTTCTGCGCCGTCTTACGATCAGGGATTTGGTTCGCGTGCTCAAATCCGTTTAATCCCAGGATGCGATAGTACTCGGCGTCCCCGATCTCAGCCTTGATGCCAGCGAATCCTTCGAGCATCACCTTGAACCAGCCCTTTTCCTGGATGGCCGCTTCCTGTTCCTTGCGCTTGTTGGCAATCTCAATCGAGTCCTTGAGCTTTTGCTCCAGCACCAAATCACGCTCCTCGGCTGATCCTTGCGGCTCCGTGATGTCATCCGGCGCTTCAATGCGTGCGCCGCGAATCGAGGCCGTTTCCGATTCGTCGAGGATACCGAGCCCGCAGATCGACAGCGTGACGCGGCGCTTCGCCTTCGTCTCGGCCTTCATCATGGCGTTGGCCTTGGCGTCGCCCTTCAGTCCTTCGATGGGCACGGCTCCGGTGGCTTCGTCCACGCGGCCATCGATCCGCGTGGCGCGCGCTGTCACCACATAGGTGCCTTCGTGGACCTCGCGGGACGGCAGCGTGAGGCTGATGGAATGGATGGTGCGCAGTTGCTCAGTGCAATCCTTGAGTGCGTACAGCGTGAGCTTCCCGTTGAGCAGAATGTACGCGAACGGCTTGGTGAGCGGATTCAAGCCAAGACTCTGACATGTCGCGCGGTACAGTGACATGCGCTCGGCTGGCGTCAGCTTCGACAGATCACCGCCGATGAGAGCCTGTTCGATTGCGGCAGAAACAGGACCTTCCGCTTTTACGAGCGCTTGTGTTTCAGTTGCCATTTTGTTCCTCTGTAATGACGCATTCTCTCGGGAATCCCAAGCCAGACGGTTCGCGTTCTTCCGCGATGGCCTTTTGCCATTCCGATTCTGCGCAGATCACGATTGTGTTCTTGTATTCAACCAAGAACCTTCGCAGCTCAATTGCTCCGCCGTAGAGCCTGACTTTTACTATTTCGCCCTTGGTAAGCGGCATTTTCACTGCCTCTCCGTGCCGCAACTCCAGTGCGGCACAAAACGAACAAAATTATTAGCGCGGGTTACGCCTATCCCGCTCCATCGCATCTTCAGCTTCCTTGGCTCGATCCAGCGATTCCCGTAGCGCTATCATCTCCGTAGGCCAAATCTCGAAGGGCTTCACCGGCGGCGATGGCGGCTCATTGAGGCGCTCTCCCTCACGATCCAGATCAGACTGGCGGCAGCCGGGGGGCAAATTGTATCCCATGACGCTACCACACACACCGGGGTGAGTTGTTTTCCATCGAATCGGCATAGCGCTGGGCGTCGTCATCGGCCTGCTTGTCGAGACGCGCCTGCTCGTCGTCCTCGTCGTCCAGACGAGCCCGATCAATGATTGCGGTATCCATCATGAGCCGCTGCACTTCAAAAGCGGTAAGACGGCAGCTAGTTCCGCGTCTGTGCGCGGCGGCAATTCTTTGGTAAGGGGTGCTCATAATTCCTCCAATGCGCGAATTCCAAGATGCAGCGCCCGCAGCTTGCCGACGATGTTGCACATCGCTACGGCGTCCGCATGGCGATGTTCATCAGCCGCCCGCGCAATCTGGCTCATCAGCGCGATCATCACGCGATAACAGGCGCGGGCCTCGCGCGGCCATGCTCGTTTATTCATCGACGTTGAAGCCTCCGCACTTCCAGCACACGCTTGGGTAGGCCATGATTCCTTCACCGTAGCTTTGGTCGCCGCCTTTGCTGCCGTGGTCTTCGCAGAAGTTTGCGGCGCAGTTGTCGCACTGATACTGCGCCGGCGAAGGGCACGTCGGATAATCACATTGGCCTCTCACAAAACCTCACAGACTATCTCTCGCTCCAGTGCGCCTACCTTGTCATCCTGAATCACGACAGGACCTTTGAGCAACACGACCCAAAGCCGCTTACCTTTCCACTTATCAGGATTCAGCGTGGCGTGCAAGGCATTCTTCGTGCAGATCTGTAGGGGACCATCGATCTTCTGTACAAGTCCTGGATGAGCCGATTCCGAAGACTTTCCGCCATTTGACGGCAATCCGTTTTTGTCGGACTTCCAGAAGGCGTAGAACCCTTCGTCGCTGAGATCAATTCCCATCGAAGCAAATACCATGCGCCAATAACCGTAGCCGTAGCCGGAGCCGTCGCCGTCGCCGTCGCCGTCGCCGTAGCCGAAGCCGTAGCCGTCGCCGGAGCCGTCGCCGGAGCCGTAGCCGTAGCCGTAGCCGTAGCCGTAGCCGTCGCCGTAGCCGTAGCCGTCGCCGAAGCCGAAGCCGTAGCCGTCGCCGTCGCCGTCGCCGGAGCCGTAGCCGTAGCCGTAGCCGTAGCCGTAGCCGTCGCCGTAGCCGTAGCCGTCGCCGTAGCCGTAGCCGTAGCCGTAGCCGGAGCCGTCGCCGTAGCCGTCGCCGTAGCCGGAGAACGCCTCAGTCCATTGGGGCAGCGCACCCCATTCTACCCCCAGGGATCTCATTGATCTGCACCACATTCCAGCTTCCGTTTTTTCCAGAATCTTTCTGGAAGTCTGGCATCTCCCAGCATTTCTAGGACCATGGCGCAGCCTCCCACTTTTCCACTGCTTCGGGACTGACCTCCGTAACCGAAGTGATATCGCGAACTTCGATGTCCGCAGCCGGGCCGATCCTGCAATTGGCATTCGGACCTCTCGTTGCCAGACCCATAAATCCGTGAAGATCGGCCGACCAATACACGCACAGACGCGCCCTTTTCAGTTGAATGGTTGGGCCGCTTGTAGCGCTTGCGTACCCGAAAAATACGCCTTTGTGGGCGGTCGTCACGAGAACCGCTCGCTCGTTTTGTTTTGCCATGGACCCATCGTACAAAAACCTCTTGCAATTGTCAATAGATTTTTGTAGAATATTTTCATGAGGCAAAAACGTCAGGTGTTTGACCTTCTTCGTGAACGCCGCTATTGGATGCGCCAATTTACGGATTTACGAGAACGCCGCAACAGAATCATAGATTTACTGGAGACTTGTGATGCACAATGCGTTGCCTTGTTGAAGGACTGGACGTCCGCTGATGGTTACGTTCGCGTGGCGCGGGAGATCGGCATCGACTCGCCTCGGCCTCACGAGAACCTGCGCCAGGTGCTGCTCGGGAACCAACGGATGAGCGCAAAGGTCATGGGCCACCGCAACGAAAAGGGTAGCAAATGACATTAGAACAATTGCAACAGATTTTCCCGGATGCGACTGCTGAAACTTGGCATCAGCATCCCAACGGTGGCGGATGGGTACAGAACACTGCGCGGGTCTCCGGCGATGCGCGGGTCTCCGGCAATGCGCAGGTCTCCGGCGATGCGCAGGTCTTCGGCAATGCGCAGGTCTCCGGCGATGCGTGGGTCTCCGGCACTGCGTTGGTCTTCGGCGATGCGCGGGTCTTCGGTAATGCGCAGGTCTTCGACACTGCGCGGGTCTCCGGT